ACACCAGGTTCTTCTGGTGCCTGAGAAACTCTTCGTGCTACATCTTTACTCTTACCCATCGATTCTAACATTGATGGTGGAAGTTTTCCATACTTTCCAATATATTGTTCTTGACTAATATATTCTAAAGTTTCTGGATCAGCTACTTTTTGACCTACTTTATTTTTCTCAGAACCCATTGGTTTTGATAAATCAACTTCACCACTACCAAAATCAACTGTTAATTTTGTTTGACCATATTCTGCTTCATCTGTTGGACCTGGAGGATCTAGTTCAACATCATCATCTCCTTCTTTTGACATGGTTTTAAGAAGATCATTTGATATTCTTCTAGTAACATCTGCAGAATTTCTTAAAGATTCTATAGAATCCGCCACACTTGGACCACCTCTGCCGTTTAAATTACCCTTACCAGTTTCAGTTTTTATTTCAGGTTTATCATCTGTTTTAGGTGTTGGTGGTTTTTGACCTTGTATTTCTAAATTTTGATTTGCTGTAGTTGTGGATTCATCTGCTAGTGAAAGAGTAATGTTACTACCAGAAGATTTTCTTTCTGCATCATCACCAGAATCTGGTGTTTCAAATGGTGGATCAAATCCAGCAAATTGTGCAATAGCGTTTGCTACATATAATCCTGCATTTTTAATGAATGAAAGAAAATCTCTTCCAGGTTTTGTAAATAAACCAATCGCTGCAGCTGCTAAGAGTTTTACACCGAGAACAGAGAATGTTCCCATAATAGCAGCAATACCTAATTTTATCCCAACATAGATACTTGCTATAATTGCAAGATTTTTGAGAACATTATTTCTTATTTCAACTAACTTATCTTTATTTCCTTCACTTAATGCCTTTATAGTTTCAACACCTTTGTTTAACAACCACCCACCAAAAACAGAGATGAAAAATCCCTGAAGTCTTCCAAGTGTAAATTGTGCTTTACTTGCCAGTCTTTGTGCAGGTGCAAGTGCTGCTGCTTGTATCTTTTTCTCAATTACACTTTCTTTTCCTTCACGCAGTTTTTGTTGTGCTAATCTATTTTCTAAATCTGCTTCCTGTTGATCTTTCTGCTCTTGGATTTGTCTTGAAGCAGTAATTTGTGTTCCAATAACTTGGAGAGAACCAGTCAAGGACTGCATTTGAGCACCAAGACTCTGTATTTGAGATGCTACAATTCCAAGTTGTAATGAGTTTTTATTAATAAGTGCTTTAGATTCTGCAGCATCTGCTATTGCACCAGGAGCAACAGCTCTGCCAGTATAAGCAGTGGATGATATTCCCCTATTAAAGAAACTACTAGCCATTCTGTTGTGCCTTTAGATTTTCTTCTTCAATATATTGTTGTAGGAAAGCAAGATAAATTTCTTTTTCCCACGGTATCATATTTTCTAATTCTGTTAAGCTATATTTATGATGCTGCATCAAAGCAAAATTGATTCGGAAGTATGACTCAAGATCGGTATGAGCCATACTCACCCGAAAAAACTTGCTAATCCCTCAAGTATGATCTCATTATCCACTCCTGTGTTGGGATTTTTAACCACAATTGTATGAGAAAGTTTTGGCATCGTAGCAAAGAAAGTTTCAATCTCTTTAAATTGCTTAGAGTTTAACTGTTCAATAAACTCTTTTAGTTCTTTCTCAGTACAGTCTGCAGCAGACCAAGATTCCTCCTCATTATAAATCTGTTCAATACAAGACATGATAATACCAAAGGTATCTTCAACACCAGCATCAGCAACAACAAAGTTGTTTTGAATAAACTCATTCATTGATGGGTATCTCATCCTTAGAGTTAATTGATCATCAAGTTTGATGTCTCTAGAATGATTGTCGTCATATTGAATTTGAATTGAATCTAGATCAATTAGTGTTGGAACTTTTGTTGTTCCATCATCTGGGCAAGTAATCAAAACTTCTACTTCTTCACCAACAGACTTACCACGAATGTTGAGAAACAAATATTCAATATCAAAAGTAGAAAGTTGTTCTACTTTAACTCCACGAGTAATAATGCAACTTTTGATTACATCTTTAACTGCACTAGCAATTTGTTTTGTATCTTCGCTTTCCATGGCGACGATCAAAACTTTTTCTTCCTTGACTAAAAATGGTCTATACTTAATTTTCTTTTTAGTCGAAGGTATCACCAACTCATATGTTGGTGTAGCAATCTTAGGTAAAGGCATTACAATTCATGCACGTCAGTAAAATTATTTAGTGGGGTTATTAGAACTTGTAAAGTTAGAATTATTAATTTGGGTTGAACTTAATGTGGTTGTATCAGGATTAATATTAAAAATATTACTGTAATTACCGTTGAGGAAGTTGGATTGTTTCAAACCAAGATCATTATTATTGTTAAATGCACCATCAAATGAAGAACCAAAAACATTTTCTGACTGTAAAGAAAATAATCCAGAATAATTAGGAATCTCTAAATTATTCTGATCACCAACATACTCATTGATTGAACGAGATTGACCAGAATAATACCTATCATAATGAAACGAAGCAGATGCTTTCAATAATGTTGAACCCTCATATGATACTGGAGTTGCATTTAATGAGATTGGAAACAATCCAAAGAATCTATACTCAATATATCTCTTATAATCTCTTTCAAACTTGATAATTCTAGTTTCATCACACTTGTATTCATTTGGATATCTCATTCTAAAATGATATCCTTTACGAAGTGGACTTGCTTGACCACTAGTTTCTGAACCACTGGAAATAAACTCCATCCAATGCTCTAAGAACTTTAATGATCTATAAGCATTGTCAACATAGAACTCCATATCCATTTGGACAAAAGTTCTAGTATGTGCAAATTTCTCAGTAACACCGGTGAAGTTACCAACTACATCGGCAGTAGCAATTCCACTACCAGGTAATGATGCTCTGTTACAGAGAAGACTGAGATTTTCAGTAATAAATCTAGCATCCATCCCCCTATCACGAAGATGAGTTCTTAAGTTTCCACTTAGTCCACCAAACTCAACAATAAAATGAGAGGACTGTGCTACTTCAGTTAATGTTGGTTTTATCTGCGATATCTTTTTCGGAAATGGTCTAGGCACTCTAAATACTCTTAGGTGATTGTTTAGTTATTTAGATGTCATATAAGGGAAAATATAAACCCTCTTATCCAAAGAAATATAAGGGTGATCCAACCAATATCATATATCGTTCTCTTTGGGAACGCAAGTTCATGGTTTACTGTGATAAGAATGAAAATATATTAGAGTGGCAGTCTGAAGAATTCTGTATTCCATATCGTTCTCCTATTGATAATAAGATCCACAGGTATTTTCCAGACTTCTTTATCAAGTATAGAGATACTAGCGGTAGAATTAAATCATCTCTCATCGAAGTTAAACCACTTCGACAGTGTTCTCCCCCACCCAAACCAAAGAGGCAGACTAAAAAGTATCTGAGTGAAGCATATGAATATGCTAAGAATCAGGCAAAGTGGGAAGCAGCAAAAGAGTTCTGTAAAGATAGAATGTGGGAGTTCAAAGTAATGACGGAGAAAGAACTAGGTATCAACTAATGGCGAAACGACCAACAGATACAGATACTAATGTAAACAGAATCCGTTCTGTTGTCGATAATATGACGGGTCTAGCAGATCCAGATGATAGAATGGTTGAAGTCCTTGAACTGTTGACCCCAACTCCAGTGAGATCTGTTCAACCTGGTAAGTTATATCTGTTCATCTATAACGCCAAGACTCCAAACATCACATTCGATCAAAATCCTTTTATAGCAGTTACAGATGTGTTTCAGTGGGGATTTCGTGGATTTAGTGCTCACTGGAGAGAACCAAGACAATATACATGGAGTGAAGTGGGAACTGATGTATATGAAGTCTATCGTTCTGAAGTAAATGATATACTTAGACTGTCACTTATGAATAAGCGTCTAAATAACTAAAAAACTAGTCGAATGCTAGACTATAACGTAAATCTTAAATCCGGTATTGATTCTAAAGCAGCCTTTAAGATGGCCACGGATATGGCTAAGAAGGGAGAATCATTTTTAGATGGGTCCAGTGCTCCCACAATTCTTAGGTATCCAAATGATGCTTTAGATGGATCACAGGATATGCTTGCGATTAAGATATACAATAACATCATCAATCCTACGAGTGCAACAGAAACAACTTTCAAAAAAGATGCTGATGGTAATGATGTTGTAGATAATATTAAAGTAACAAAATTAAGGACAAAACACCAAGAATTCAATACAAAAGCATCAGAGAAAAAATTACAATCAGGTGCGAGATATATTTACCTACCAATACCTCAGCAAGTAACAGATTCAATTACTGTTGGATATGCTGAAGACACTTTAAATCCAATTCAAGCTGCTGGAATGGCATTGGTTAAATCTGGAATTAAAAGTCCTGCAGCTGCAGCAGGAAAAATCGTAGATTTAATGAAGAGCCTTAAAGATACAAATATTTCAGATCAAAATTTAGATAATTTGCAAACAGTATTAGCAGGAAAAGCAATTAATCAACTTGGTGCAAATGTAAATCCACAAGCATTAATTACTCGTTCTTCTGGTCAAATTCTTCAATCCAACTTAGAACTTTTGTTTAGTAATGTGACTCTTAGAACATTCCCATTTGTTTTTGATTTTACACCAAGATCTTTTGAAGAAGGATTAGTAGTTAAACAAATAATTAGAACTATTAAACGAGCATCAGTTCCAAAACGAGGTGGTGCCTTTTTTATTAACTCACCAGATCTTTTTCAGTTCCAATATATTGCTGGTAACACAACTACTGATGGTACTAGAAATGATAATGATCATCCATTCTTGAATAAATTTAAAGTTGGTGTTATTGAAAATATTTCTGTCGATTATACTGCATCTGGAACTTATGCAACTTATGACGATAAGACACCAGTTCATATAAGAATGTCTTTAACTATGAAAGAAATCAATCCAATTTATGCAGAGGATTATGATGACGAACCATCAGGAGTAGGATTCTAATGAGTTATTTTAGAGAAATACCTGATATTTTATATCAGTCAAATTTACTACACAAAACTTCTTCTCGGGAATATATTCGAATCAAGAATATCTTTCGTAGAGTAAAGATTCAAGATTGGATTGCAGAGAATACAAACTTCTTTAACAGGTATACAATTCGTGATGGTGATAGACCAGATACTGTGGCAGAAAGACTATATGGTTCTGCTGATAGAGATTGGATTGTTATATTGACTGCTGGAATTACTAATATTAAAGATGAATGGCCACTAAGTAATGCAGATCTCTATAGGTATGGTCAATCTAAGTATGGTCTAGAAGACTTATTCAAACCACATCATTATGAAACTATTGAGGTTAGAGATTACAGAGGTCGATTAATTCTACCTGCTGGACAGAGAGTTAACAAAAACTTTACAATTTATGATTCTACATCTGCAGAGGCATATGTTGGTGTAAATCCTTTAAGTAATAATGTTCTTTTTAATGAGAGTAGTTTTGGAACAACTCCAAACAATGGAACAATTTGGTCAAAATATCTTATTGATACTGCTACCAACAGTCCGATAGAAAAGGCATTTGATGGTAAAACTGAGACTACAGGTTCAACAACAGCAAATACTGGTATGACCTTTAGTCCTCCTACACCAATTCCATTTGCTGAGAAGATTGAAATATATGTAAATGATATTAATGCTGGTCAGCAAAAATATATTACTACAATCAGTGGACAACAACAATCTCATATTAATATAAGTGGTAGTGGTGAGTGGAAAACCATTTATACTGGAAGTGGAACTTTTGATGGTTTACAAATATCTTTAGGACCCTCTAATACTGGTGAAACTGTATTTTTAAGTGCTGTTAAAATTGATGGATATGTGATGAGGGACAATAATATTGGTCCAGTAACTACAGTTTCTAACTACGAATATGAAACTCAACTGAATGAAAGTAAAAGAGAAATTGAAGTAATGAAACCAATATACCTTCAACAATTTCTCAATGACATGAGAGAGTTGATGAACTATAAAGAAAGTTCCCAGACAATCAATAGTAAACTACTGACCACTGAGAACACTAGACTTATTGGACCATAAGAGT